GGATCCCCACCGACGCTATAGTGCGTTGCTGCAACAGCAGTCTCTGCACGGGCTTATGCAGTGCATGCAACCCGTGCCAACTCTCAAAGAAAGGTTAGTCCAATGGGCGCTATGTTTACTAGTAAACGTAATGTGCAACACCCATATGCTGTTGGTCTAAGGACCACCAGTGGGATTACACAAAACATTAACCAGTATTTTAGCGCTAGCGGTTCTCCTAGTTCTACTGGGTTTATCGCTGATGCCGTCACTTCTTATCGAAGTGGCGGGGTGGCTAGTGGTGCTCTGTCTGATTCCCAGATTCTGCAAGATGCAGAGTTTGAGGCCAGGCAGACACTTATGCCGTACGATAATGGCCATCCGTTTAGTTCCGAGTCGTGGAAGGTTTCGGTTAATCCGAGACACTTCGACATACTTGGCACTCACGCTGGCTATCGTTGGCAGGGAAATTTTGTCCTCTATCTAGGGGGCAATACTCCTTTTGCCAACTGGAAAAATGGTTTTACGCCCTCGAACTTAAATGTTCTGGGTGCGCAAGCCATTAACCAGACCGTACCGACAAAGCCATCAGTCTCTGTCGCTGAGATTTTAGCTCAGCTGAAGCAAGGGCAAGAACTGCCCGAGCTGAGGTCCACGATCAATTTGATCCCGGAACTCTTTAGTGCTAACAACCTCAAGGAGATTGCTAACCGCTTCCTGTTAAAAGGAAGTAGTCAGTATCTCAACCTTGAATTTGGTTGGAAGCCCTTTATCAGTGATTTAAAGGGTATAGCGTCTGCGGTTTTAAAATCGCAGAAGACTATTTCCCAATTACTTCGCGACGACGGACGTCCAGTTCGTAGGAGATTCTATTTTCCAATACAGCAAGTCAATTCAACTTTCCTAGGTCCTCGCAGCGCCGAAGCGGTGCAAAGCGATGGATCTTTGGGGAGTCTCGTTGGCTTCCTGCCAGGTGTTGGCTCTTATGGAGCCTCGTTCGGCTTTTATGCCGGCGATGTCACCGCTACACGTTCCACAAGGACAGTGCAGTGGTTCTCCGGAGAGTATATGTATCATCTTCCTAAGCGGGATTCTCTCGCTGGGAAGTTTGCATACTATGCTGAAGAAGCTCAAAAGCTTCTTGGCCTCGAGCTTACGCCCGTGGCCCTCTGGGACTTGACACCTTGGACTTGGC